AAATCAAAATCAAAATCAAAATCAAAATCAAAATCAAAATCAAAATCAAAATCAAAATCAAAATCAAAATCAAAATCAAAATCAAAATCAAAATCAAAAAAAACAAGATTTAGCGAATTGTTTGCATAAATTAGAATGAACTCACGATTTCGATGCCTTTCGTTAAACCCGTATAGACAACTCCAAATAGAATACTCTTAATAAATAGTCCATAAAAATTGAAATTACCATCCTCGTTATATATAGACAGAAAGGAGAACCGTTTAAAAATAAGAACATCTATTAATGGCATTTGAAATACAAAAAAGAGTATGCCAATAAAAATGGGCAGTTGAACTTCGGTTATTATTGTATCTATCAATCGTTCTCTGTGTTTTTTTTGTTTATGGGACTTAATTGATTTTTCCCCGTCTTCCTGAAAATCGCGTATATAGTCCGATGTCAATTTAGGAGGTGGAATATAATTTGGAGTAATTTCTATATCTTGCATATAACCATCTGTATTACGCGGTATATCACGAGATGGCAATTTATATTGTGGTGCATCCGGTGATTGCATTTGATAGGATGGCTGTAAGTATACATTCGATGGCATAGATTGGTTTTGTTGAGGGATAGAAATGGGTTGGATGGAGTTTCCATATGGATTTGGATGAACATTCATTTGACTGTATGTTAGGTTTTTTTCAGAATCACCCATATCCATAGGCTGTCGCGTATTAATAGGTTGTTGTATATACTGCGGTGATTGAACCGGACCACCCATTTGCATCGTTATATTTTCGGGTAAATCAGCGATTCTCGTAGTAGATGGTTTATCCGACATAATATATATTAGAATATGGCTAAAGATATAGCAGTTTAACGAATTATACAATTATATAATTGTATAATTCTTGGTTATATTATTTCATAGTTGGAGAACTTTTTAAAAAATACCAAACCTTTTAGGTGGTTTAATATCCGTCCGTTTTTCTATATCTATGGTTTTTTTATGGGTATCGCATGACGTGGATTCCATAGTATATTGTAAGCATTTATCATCATGTTTATATATATCGTTTTCTGATATAACTGGACCATTAAAAACAATACAATTTTTATCGGTGCACACTTTTCGGAATAATGTTGCTAAACCAAACCCCAAAATGATAGACAATGCAACTTTACCCATTTTACTATTCAATAATCTCTCCAAATACATTTTATATATTATATATCTAAAATTATCATACAATTATAAATGATGATATGATAACCAAGTTTCTCCGGAGAACAATATTCGACTATTTATCTGGAGATGGGTTTATCACCGAAGGATAAAATATACGGAATGATTACGCGTTTCCTCTACACTAAGCTTGAACGGGTATTTTTGCTATTTTATTAGGGTTTGTAGGACAAGATACAACTTGTTCTTTATAAGAGAAACAATTTCCAGCCTTATCTTTATACTGTAATAAATCTACATTATCAGGTGTAGGATATACATATATTTTTCTTAAATCTGGCATTGTATAATACATAATCAATAATCCTAAAACTAAACTCACTATGAAAATGGGAACATCAATATACTTAGAAATCATTATATATATAATGCTATTATTTTCTTCCTATGTTCTCATATTCAGGAATCATCTCATGTATTATTTATTATTCTTATTCTTTTTCTTTTTATTAGCAGGCTTCGATTGAGTGGACGCACTAATAATATCATTCACTAGATTGAAGTCTTTCATAATTTGGTCTACGTCCGGTTTCACATAGGACTTCTCTTGCGTCTCTTCTCCTTCCATTCGGAATATATAGTTATTTGGAGTTTCCGTTGCTTGCAATTTAGCTTCTTTTAATTTTTCCAATTTTTCCAACATACGTTCTTTTCTTGCGTTTTTATTCATCATTCTATTCATAGCATTCATATCTAAAGAACTGTTTTTTCCTAAACCTCCCATATTTTTTGCTAGGTTTTTAAATACTTCGCTAAATTGGTCGGCTCCACCCATACCCTTCATTTTCCCCATCCATTCACTTGCCTCTTTCATCAATTCTTCTTGAGAAATATCACCGCTTTTCATTTTACTATTCAATTTTGATGATACTGACTTCATAAGTTCCATCAATTTTTTAGGATTTCGTATCATTTTTTTAAGGAAATCTTGTGTGCTTGTTATATCTTCTCCATCTTCGCCTAATAAACTCCCTAAATCTTTAGCAATTTCTTCGGCCATTTCTTTTGCTAGAGAACCGATTTTACCGTCAAATAGATTTTTCAAATGACCATGTAAATCTTCGGCGCTTCCGGACATATTTTCAAAGTTAAACGATTTAGAAAAAGCGTCAAAATCGGGAACGCCATTGTTATTTTCCGCCGATGTATTTAATGGAACACCTTCCGGGACTTCATCGTCGTCGTCCGAATCTAACCCGGATGCTTTAAAAAAAGAACCTAAACTATCGATTGTTTCTTTTAATTTGTCTTGCAATTCCTCTTCAGATACACCGTCAAATATATTCATTGTGTCTCCAAAATTGGTTTTGTCTTTTACTGAACCAATTACCGATAACAATAATACCTGCAAATACTTCCATATAGTTTGATGGGTAGTCGCGCTGACATTTTCACAGTTATATAGCAGTTTAAAATCTACCCCTGGTAAAAAAAAGGTATTCGCCCCACTATTGGGTTTAAAAATATCATCATTTTGATATAAAATATCGAAAAATCTCTCTGGAAATATAGTTATACAATATTCGAATACATGTCGAATCTCTTTATCCTGCGATGATAACTCATCTCCGGATAAACATCGAACACTTCCGGTCGTTCCGATCTCGGAGGTTCTCGATATATCTGGTATATCTATATCCTTCGATGATAAACCATCTCCGGATAAATCTCGAACACTTTCGGTCGTTCCGACCTCCGGTGTTCTCGCTATATCCTTGTCTGATAAATCTCGAACACTTTCGGTCGTTCCGACCTCCGGTGTTCTCGCTATCTCCTTGTCTGATAAATCTCGAACACTTTCGGTCGTTCCGACCTCCGGTGTTCTCGCTAAAGTTGTCCATTTCATCCATAAATGGCTATATTCCGGAAAGGTTATAGTTAAATCTTTTGTAAAATCTACCAATAGGTTTGCAAAATCATCTGGGACTTTTATAACTTCTTTAGGTGGAGGAGGAGGCATCGGAGGTGTCGCTGGATTTGCGGTTTTTGTTTTTTTATTTTTCGATGGCATAACTGTTGTATATTATTATTTATGTATATATTTATATTATAATACGCATAATTATTATTTCAGAAAATTGAAATACTTTTTTTATATGTAGTATATGACAATTTACATTCATTGAATAAAACCCCCAACCGCTAAAATACCGCCAAAATAAAATGTCAGCTTTCGTTTCCACGTTTCCTATTTCCAATATGTCTACAATTGGTCAGGATTGTCTTACATATGAAGAGTATGCCATGCAAAGTCAAGAGTTTGCGCTCATACTGGCACAAGAGATTCACGAGTTTCCTATTTCCAATATGCCTACCGTTGGTGCGGATTGTCTTACATATGAAGAGTATGCCATGCAGAGTCAAGAGTTTGCGCTCATGATGGCTCAAGACTTTATGGAGCTATCCAATATCTGCGATGAGCTCACCGTTGCCCCCCAATGGCTCCTCAACATGGAAGAAGGAGAAGAACCCTCCGATGAGCTATCCAATATCTGCGATGAGCTCACCGTTGCTCCCCAATGGCTCCTCAACATGGAAGAAGGAGAAGAACCCTCTGATGAGCTATCCAATATCTGCGATGAGCTCACCGTTGCCCCCCAATGGCTCATCAACATGGAAGAAGGAGAAGAACCCTCTGATGAGGCTTACTACAAACGCTCGAACGAGAGTATTGCAAAACCGCTTGAGTTAGCTAAAAACCTATTGGCCGCCGTTCAATACTTGAAGGAAACTAGAAAATAAAAATAAAAATTATATGCAACACTACATTATATGAACATATATATTATATGCCTCCCTGTAAAATATTAATTATATGAAGAAAAAGGAACTTCTCCTTTTTTACTGCACAATTACCAGCGCTACCAACGGATTTATCATTCAATCATATATCATCGCAGGATATTTATATATATTTATTGTCGGGCATAAATATATATCACCGATGTCATATATACATGAACTCAATATAAATGCACTGCGTTCAACGTTCTCAATCATAATTGAACTGGATAAAGATATTTTCACAAAAAAACACGAAATCGAAGAAGAAATCCTCAAATTGAAAAATACATATAATACACTCATCAAAGATAACAATAAAAAAATATTTTTGTTTTGTTTGGATTCGTTCTATTTCCAATATCGCATTCTATATCAAGAAATGGAAGATTTGTCAAGGTTTATTACCATTTTAAATAATAGAATGTATGGCGAATACTATAAACTCTATAACATTATCATTATGCAACTGAAGGAGAGAAATATCCATCTACCGTCTATTTTAGAAAGTAAAAAATATCCGATATATAAGGATTTAGAACAATTGAAAGAATATTCCCTTGAAAATATAACAGACGTGCACAATTCTATACTCGACATCATTAATGAACTATACATGTATTACAGCACCAAACAAAAAATAATAGCCGATTATTCCAATGCAAACAATATTAACATGTCTATTTCCAATTTCATACATACGTTAGAATATGAAAATATATTGATACGAGAACAATTGTATTTGTATATAAGTTATATTGAGTTTTTCCATTCTACACAAATGAAATATTTCGAAAAGTTGACGCTTCGTATAAATCGGTTTCAGGCCGATGTGTCCGAGAACATTATTACACATGCGAAAAACACATCATTTATAGATAATATACCAAATATAAAAGACGTTATTTTAACACCCCCCATATCTCCATCAAATGGCACCACGTTAATCAATCAGTCATCGTCAGCGAGAACGCAGGAGGTCGGAACGACCGAAAGTGTTCGAGACGGAGATGGTTTATCATCGAAGGATAAAGATATGGTAGGCGATATACAATCGGTGAATAATAATCTAACCTATGATTTCATAGGTATAGATAGTTTGTCATGCGTTGATGCGAATATATCCATAGTATTGAGAGAACATTAGCGTGATAACCGCGCATAGGATAATCGGAGAACGCCAAGTATAATAATCTCCTCGGATAATATACACTTTATGACAAAAGACCGAAAAAATGAAGACGAAGAAAAAACAGAAGATAGTGCAAATACAATATCTACTACTCCATTGTTGGATTGGACAGTAGAAAATGAAAATATAATGATTGAGTGGTGCGACGTAGCTCAGTGTTATAAATGGCTAAATACTCGAGCCCATCAAAAATATTCTCGCAAACATGCCTGGTTCACTATACCAGCTATAGTATTATCTACTATAACCGGAACTGCGTCATTTGCGCAAACCAGTTTACCACTACAATACCAAGTATATGCGCCTATGGTTATAGGTTCTATTAATATTTGTATTGGTATATTAACAACAATACAACAATATTTGAAAATATCGGAACTGAATGAATCGCACCGGGTTGCGGCGATTGCGTGGGATAAATATGCTAGAAATATTCGCATAGAATTGGCGAAATCTCCGTTAGAACGAATGGATTGCGGACATTTTTTAAAACATAATCGGCAAGAATATGACCGATTAATGGAGACATCTCCGTCTATTCCAATGAATGTATTGGCCGAGTTTAAGAAAAGTTTACCAGGTAAAGAAGGAACCGACCAGCGCAAAAAGTTTGAAATACTAAAGAAACCGGATATTTGTGATAGCATCTCGTCCGCCAGAGAAACATTGTATGACAGAAACAAGGATATTTTAAAAACATCGCTGGATTTTTCAGATACACGGAGTAGTGATTATATAGAGACAAAAGACCGAGAACTATACATCTATAAACGCGCCGAAGAAATCCGGAAAAAAGAAATAGCCGAACGGCAAAAAGAACAACACAAAGCAGAAGTAAAGGCAACTATTTCAAAATCATTTATAGAGGTTGCAAACAAAGTAAAGAGTGAAAATAAAAAAATGGACGATTATGTTGCCAATTTTATGGTAGTGTATGGAAGAAAACCTATGGCAGATGAGCTAGAGAATGGGTTAAAAGATGACATAGCGGATGAACTGTTAAAGAAATATATTGCTAAATATGTTCTCGCTACGGATGAAAATGTGTAATATGACATACTATTCACGCATCTGATATTTTCATTTTTTTTTGACTATTTTGACAGTTTTTACAGTTTCGCCTATCGTTATTTTTGGTTTAGCTAGAACGCGGGAAGTCGGAACGACCGGAAGTGTTCGAGATTTATCTGGAGATGGTTTATCATCCAAGGATAAAGGAGCTTTGATAGAAACCGCGCGACCGATAGTTATTTTTGGCTTCTGGATTACGGGCTCTACTACAACCGGAGGTTCATCCACTTCGATTTCTGTATATGGAGCGGGGGCAGGGGCTTCTACTGGCGGAAGTATAACAGCATTGATTTCATTCGTTATTTTTTCTATATTTTTAGGAGGAAGTTCTCCATCAACATAATCCAACACCGGTGAATATTTATCTATAACCATTTTTTTAGTAAGTTTTCGTATTTTCGGTTTTTTCACTTCTTTTGCCGTTTTGTTCGCCAATTCCAATACATCTTCGTATTCCTCAGTCTGTTTTTCTAAATCACTCAACATTTTTTTCGAGACGAATTGTTTGTATATTCTCTCGGCATCTACATTATGTGTTTTTTTGAATATGAAGTATCGGTTCATGAAAGAAATCCATTTTTCATCGACGCTCATATATGGCGCTCTTTTATAATCTGGTTCTTTCCTAGGATTTTGTTTCAATTCCGTTTCCATTTCGGTAAATAATTCGCTAAACAATCCGGTTCCGTTTGGCATCCCAAGTGATATAGCTTCTTCTTTTTTCAATAATGAAAATCCATAATTACTCAACATTTGCACTAAATAATCAAAGTTAACTAAATATTCCGGGAACGTTTTATTGATGGAATCTTGAAATACATGTATCATATACCCAATACTGGTTTCATCATCTGGAAACCCAGTCTCATCATACATTTTCGTTATTTCGAATACTTTACGGTCTTGTCGTATGATAGCAACTCCCTCACCTGTTATTTTTTTATGTAGTCGTTTAAAGACGGTTTTGCCATCATAACATGTTCCTATAAAATAACCACCGATTACAGTGCATTCGGCTAAATTGCGTAGGAACTCGTGGAATATGACATTGTTTTCAAAGAAATAATGGAGAGCAAATTGACACGACGAAATATTGAATCCCTCTTGCGCGACTCCGTATTGTCTATATACTGCCTCTTTGAGAACTTGACGGTCTTTTGGTCCATTTCCGAAAATGGCTCTGGCAATTTGTTTTTCTTTTTCGGTCCCGAATGCTTTCCCCGACCGTATATTATTTCCACTATTTCCCTGTAGAAATAAGGCTTTGGGGTAATCCTTCGTATATTCTTTCGCGGATTTAATATATCGCGCGCACGCACCATCCATCGGGTCAAATATATTTGGAGGGGATTTATCTATACCAAATACAAACCCTAGATTGGCTCTTATCCATTTAGGTAAATCCCCGGCTTTCCCTACGGCGTAATCAATCAATGTATCTTTTCTTTGAGATACAGATAAAATCAGTTTCTTCTTGACATATAGATTGTGAAAATCCCGTAAACTGTCCGTATTAAATATACTACTATCGCGATTATAATAAACGCCATCGTCCTCTATATTTTCGGGTATACCTAAACCAGTCATAATCATATCTTTTGTTATAGGGTCGTGTATGGAATGCCAGTTGTTGTTCGCCACATGGTAAGCATTCCCGTAATTTTTCGACCCGTTTTGCAGTTCGATTGTTTTATCATATCGCACCCGTAATGGAACCCATTTCCAACTACCGGTCAGACTATTATCGTATCGGAACTCGACAATCATATGTTCTCCGAATACTTCGTGTTCTTCTGTATACATATTTCCCATTTTCAGTTCAACGTTGCAATAGCATGCGTTTTCGTCATATGGATTTGTAGGACGAAATGGAACCGGGGTGTATTTTTCCTCGTTATCATATTTCATATTTGGCAGATTGTCGGTTATTATCGATTCAAATGGATTGATATATCTATGATTTTCTTTGTCGAAACCGCAACATAAAATAAGTGTTTTATATTGCTTTATAGTATTAATATTAACCATATTCTTTCCGTCTTGGAAAATATTGTGTATTTCATCTTGGCCATTCTTGTCTTTTTTCATTCGGACCAAGAAGTCAATCGTATTGAACTCCGACGGTTTCCATTTGAAAGATTGTTCCCATAAAGGTTTTTGTAGACCCCCTGCAGTTCCCACTGTTCGGCTTGCAACACCGGTATTGATTGGTGTAAATATGAGTCCATCTGTGTTGTATTCGTATAATCCCTGGTCTATATCCGATAATATAGTAGAACATCCTTCGAAAATGTTTCGGTTGGTGCTTGTGATTTGAAATTGCTTGCATTTTACGGAAAACCCGCATTTATCATTGCTCTTTCCAGTTGTTGCCGAGGGAACAATGGATTTTGGATGTAATAGAGATATAGCTCTTGTGAGCAATGGTCGTCGAAACCGATTATCGGATGTAATCGTATCCAATTCGTCGCGTTCGAATGCGTATTCGCGGACGCTTTTACCGCGCACATAATATATATCAAATGCAGCGTAGAGATTGATATAATCCCCCTTTTTATCATACTTAATATGTTCTCCATCTAATAAACTATCGTGCAACGTTTTTTCGTCGGTATGTGCTCCGGTGAATATAACATTCATATTACTATCAATCATATATATGCGCCCATTTGAACAGATATACAACAAGCATCTAGAACCATCGGCTTTATCAGTCACGCAATAGTTTTCTAATATTGTGGGGACATTTCTATCCGATGATGTCATAATGTTTTTGAGTTGCAATGTAATCGATGACGGTCCGCAAAAGTCATTGGAACGTATATATCGCATTTCAAACTCGGAACCGTGTAATAATTTCATATAATCGAGGAGGACTTGGTCTTGTTCTGAATAGGATACCGGATAATTCGTCCCCTGTATTCCACTTAATGCTATACGAATACCTTTGCGAAGGGCTTCCAATAGTTTAGCAGGAGTATTATATTCGGTTCCTAGACCTACCTTTTTATTATCGACTTCCAATTCAATTTCGTATGATTCTTGGTTTTCGAATACACCGGCTTCTTGTATGGTATACATCGGCATGGGAACTTTCCCCGTTTTTTTGGAGGATTTGAGAATACTTATGTCGAGGAAGAACGGTAAGGTGGGGTGTTGAAATTGCACACGATTCATATATCGAAATGTCTTTTTCTGATTAACCCAATCGCGAATAATGTTTTTGCCTACATTGGAATCTTTCGAGAAGTCTTGTTCTTTTTTATAAGAACAACGGAAGTTAAAATCTGGGAAATCCACTGGAAATATAGGTTCTTTGTTGTCTTTTTGGGCGATTGTTTTCTGTGTAAACTTTATTTTACTATCTGTGGTATATATGTTATGTGGCATATCTAACAATTTTTGAATACTGTTTGTTTTACAATATTCCTGAATCATATTGATTCCTACCAGTTCTGTGCGTATATTTGACATTTTCGTTTTATTGGTTCGCACATCGTAGTATTCATTGTGGATACGTAGCATATGAAGTCCATCCGGGTCGCTTGTAGTAAACCCGGCGGCAATGAATTGTTTTACTACATTATCATAGTCTATTTTCGAGATAGAACGGCTTTTTTTGGGATTTGTGCCAAATGCTATTTCAATTTCACTCGTTTTCCCACCATAGCTCGAAACCGGATTACTTGCTAAATATGTAGCAACCATATCTTCAAATAGTTTTGTGATATTAACGGGTGAATCTTTTGGCGCCGAACTCGGAACGACCGTCGAAACGGGAAGTTTCTCTCCACTAGGTGGTGGAAATGCCGGACTCGCTTTATCATATTTTATGGTTTCATTCGGTGATTTCATAATAAAAGTGGTATATAGTATTTTTACATATTATTTATCTACGTTCTTTCAATTTTATATTCTCTCATCTCCGGCAATATCAATTCCACAAACAATATTGCCATATTTTTCCATACAATTCTGACTTTATTATAGGTTTTGCTACAATTGCGGAGCAAACGCCGATGGTATCAGTGGTAGCCGATGTTTCTTTATCCTGCGATGATAACTCATCTCCGGATAAACCTCGCACGGTTCCTCGCACTGTTCCGAGCTCCGGCGTTATCGCTGTATCAGCAAATTTTATTTTCGCAGATATTTCTAATAAATCCTTCAGTTTATAAGTAGATATACCTTTTAATGGTTTATCATACGTTTCTATATGGGTATATTGGTCTACTATGAATGGTGTTATATCATATATATTTTCGCCCAATAACACGCCATATTTTTTTGCATCCGTATATTTTATTACAATCCAAGGAGTCGTTATATCTGTGCTATTATCCTGCGATGATAAACCATCTCCGGATAATAGTCGTGCTCCTCCGCACGTTCCGAGATTCGGCGTTCTCCTATAAACATGTTCTATGCATGTTTTATTTATTGTATTTAGCAATAAAATATTGCGTTTGTAATATGCTGCGTATGCAATTACACTCAGTAATGATGTTTTCATATTTGTCATTAAATCCGACATAATTTCTTGTGTAGTCCCAATGGTTATTTTTTTATTTAGCGATTTTAATATTTTTTTGTTCTCTTTTAAAAACTCCATTATTTTTTGTTTTTCGGCGATTTCGGCATTGCCATATTTGTTTCCTATTGCTAAATAAGCTGCCTCTCCATAATATGCTATATATAATGACCAAAATAACGTATTTGGTCGATTTGGGATATATAAACGCGGGTCAACCACTGTTTTCGAAACGACCTTGCTGGATATTCCCCCATCTGTGATAATTTCCGCAACATTGACCGATTGTTCTCGATATGGTGTTAGGAGAACGCCGGAGCTCGGAACAGTGCGAGGAACGATCACATGTGAACGACTATTATCCGGAGATGGTTTATCATCGCAGGATAATATGCTAGGAGAGTCATATATCGTCGTTCTAGTTGAAAGCTCACTAGGGTGTCGTTTTAATATCATCCATTGGTTGAGATTTGCTATAGTGCACGGGTCATCAAACTTGTTATTCATATAAAAAGTTTGATACAATATAGAAGACATTTAGGGATATGGTTATTTACTATATAATAGCGTTTCCTCTTTATTTCCTTTTTCAATAAAAAATGTATTTTTACAATCCTGTTTTTGGATTTCCAAAGAAGACAATGTCGCTTCTTGTTCTTCAATATATTTTACATATTCGCCTATAGATTCAATTGTTTGAATTGGTAAAAACGAAATATTTACATAAACTCCGCTTTTATTTTCATTCAATGTTACAGTGTTTGTTTTCTTTAATATTTTTAGAATCTCTATATGATGTTGCTTACTCATTGACTCGATTTTCATTTTTAATTCTTCCAATGTATACATAATCGATTTTATACGTATATTATAAGGTTCTTTACTATTTATATCTATATTATTTTGAATATATTTATTCGCGCTATGCACTATAAGTCTTCGCCATCCGTGGAATAATATTCCAATTCTTCTATAAATTGTTCCGCTTTTTCGAAAAATCCCCCGATTTTCAATGACGTTCGCTTTTCCGGTTGACGCTCGCGTTTCTCTACGACTTTTCCAATAACATCAATACATGGGTCATTTAGCTCATATCGTACACCAATGACTTTTACCATGATAGTATCTTTTTCTTTGACGTTATTGAATCGAATATCATTATAATTGTGGTCGCGCGCGATATGTGCAGTAATCGGAACAATACCATCCTTACCTATAACCTCTGCGTGGATTCCGGCTTTTGTAATAGTCTTTGCCACACATTCGATTAGCATACCTTCGACCGGACTGCATATCATGCATTCAAATACTACTTGAAACTCGACAAATCCCATATTGATGACACCATTGGAATATGTCTTGACATTGACGGATTTGGGTTGTATAAAACCTTCTATTCCACATTTCCCTTCTACTTTCGCCGCAATTTTTTTTTCCAGATTTTGGCGAATATTTTGTCCGATTTCACGAATGGATAATACGACTTTTGCATTGAGAAGCGACTTGATATATACGCCATATACTTTTTGCTCGGTGTGTGGTTTCTTTTCGGCCATTGTAATAATATAATAGGTATATATTTATGTATCTAGTCATATAATTATATACTTTTCAATTTTCTATTTTCGGCATTGTATATTACGATGAAAATGATTTTTTAATAACCTCGCTCAAAATGGCGTGTTCTGGCGATAAATAAAAATGTTTTCCATCGCGGGATTGGTCGCTAAATAATCGCATGATAATCTCTATAACAATACATATCCCTAATTGTGGGACAAACTCGGTATTCTTATCGGTATATTTAGGAGAACCAACCAATGTATTCAATATTTTTATGACTTTATCTTTACCAGCGTCGTCGATTCTCGCGCCAATATTATTGCGTTTTTCGGTCATATCCTTTACTTTAAATACCATTTCCCGCTGATTTGTTTTTTTCGATACAAATGGTGTTATAAATCCAATGAGCGAGAACATCGTTTTCGCCGTTCTAGATTGTTGAAATCGGCGAAGTTCTCCAGCCATCAAAGAATAATCTTCTTGGTCGCCCTCCGTCCATTCATTGGTCTCTGTATTTTGCATGAGTAATACTAATGTATCGTCTTTTATAGTTAGTATTCCCCGTGAATACTCCGATTTAACCATGCGTTCTTCTAAATATGTATATATGATTTGTTCTCTGGGAGAACCGGGTATATTATTCTCATTAAAAAAATGTTTTATAATTACCAATTTATCCGGAAATAAAAGCGTTTCTAGAAAGTGTAATACAATGTATTTCTCAAAGAGTTCATCGGTTATTCCAAAGTCAGCCCGTAATTGTTGAATGGGAAGGTCATGATACGCTATTTGCACATCCGTTTTCACTCTGCTTCGGCCTTCCCCTTTTGTTTTTATTTTTTCCGGATATTTATTTCCCGGTTTCGAATAATGAAATATCATACCCGCATGTTCATACCATTCCTGGCGACCTTTCCTCAAAATAGTAGTATTAAACACACCCGTGGTTGATTCATCTGGGTCGGCATTCGGTCGACCGGTGAAACAGCTATCCAACGTTCTCATTATTTCGGAGAACCGAACGGGGGGTGGTGGGGCGACGGGGCGGACATCCGCCGCCCCGGGCCCGTAGGGCCCCTCTGATGCATCGGGAACCGGATTGTCGGTCCGGGTATTTTTAGCCACATCTTTTTTTATATCAGATGTATCTATTTCCACCGATATCACTTCCCTTTTATATTCAATTGGTGTGGTTCTCTCATATATACTTGCATTTTCATCCGTTATTTCGATTGGTTGAAATACATAATACGCGGTATCCGTAGTGGCGTCATATTTATCTATTAACCTCCCGGTTCTCCCATATGCATCCATTATATACTCATTTTTATTGTTAATAAGGGTTGACAATGCACTGTATATTTGTTCAATTGGATATTGTTTCACAATTGTTATAGCATTAATAAGATGTTCCCGTTCATAATATACATGATTCAAGTATAGCACGTTATCTTCGGTATTTGGCATTTTGTCCCGGAATAGTTCTCGTATACGTGCAATAATACGGGCTTGGTTTGTTTGTGCGAAACTATTGTTATAGTTTTCATTACGTATATCTTTTTCTGTAATAGTGGATGCCGGAGAACATGTATATTCGCAATTTCCCATATAATCACACATTTCACTGAATGGTCTATCGCCAATTTGGAATGATATTTCCTGATTATATCTAGAAAGTTCTATAGTTATATTTTGATTGGATGCATTCTCCAACAGTTTTTTGACTGAAAAATTGGTTTGACCAATATTCAATATACAATCCACGGATATCGATTTCAATACGCGAGTTATTTCCCCGATTTGTATCGCTTTCTTTTCGGCATATCGATATACGTATAAATCGACACTTTCTTCGGGAGTTTTATCTGGCAATATAGTTCCGTGTAAATATATTTCTACATTTCGCTGAATAAACGGCAATTTGCAATGACTCAAATTGCGTACTGCTCGACCGATGATTTGTTCAATGCGATTCATATTATACCACGGTTCCATAATATGCACTTGGCGGATATTTTTGAAATCCAGGCCTTCGGCCCCGGCGCGGGAAAGTAATACGACCTTTATGTTTTTACCGTCTTTATTATCCGGATGGGTTAATACTTTTATATCCCCCGCATTATTATGAGAGAATGCTTTATCGCCAGTAATCATGACGTATTTCGCTTGATGAAATGCCGTGTCTTTTTTTCGGGCCTTCATTTTATAATCCACCGGGTCAGTGGGAGGCGTCTCAAATAAATTGGGGGTATTTGGCGTGGAACCAAATCGCGAAAACCCCATGGATTCTAACGCCAAAGCCATAGGAACCAATCCACCGTCAATATATTGGGAATATATAATAACGATTCCGGTTCCTTGTCTTATACAATTGCATATCTCATGTATTTTAGCACTATATTTTACGATTTTAGCGGGGCTGAATATAGGTTCTTTTATTTCCGGCTTGTAAGAGAACTTGTGTTTTAATTGCATCATATTTTGGGTTTCTTCTACGAACCTCATTGTATTTCTCAATCCGGTTTCGCCGACTAATACTTTAGCGATTTCAGTTTCATCATCATTCGAATCCGGCGGGTTCTCCAAACGTGGATGTGGATATACTATATTTAGAGATTCTATTAATAGTTGCAGAGTGGTATATCCAAACGATTCCATATCTTCAAACGCCGGCATTTTCCGGAGTTTTCCAGTTGCCGTATATTGGTCGGTCGACTTTGTCTTCATTTCTTCTAAAATACGCATATATCCCTTATATTGGATGGAGGTATCCGACAATTTCGTTGTGAATATATCGATATAATGAATACAGTCTTCTTCGGAAATCGGAGAACCATTCATTTGAGTGGACGGATAGGGATGATTTAGTAAAACGTTTGCGGTTTCTGCAAATTGCGACGGATATATGCGATAGGGGAATGTATATGGGTTCTCTCCGCGGACATAGGATATATATCCAGTTAGTTTGCGAATAAGTAGAGAACGTCCGTCTTCGGTCATAAACCCATCTGGGAGTTGTTTCGCCGGTTTCCATTCTCCTGAACCGTTAAATACATCCGATATTTTTATGATTGCCCGTTTATCGTTTATATTCATCAGATTCGCTAGCCATACGATTTCTTGGTAGGAATTGAACATTGGCGTCGCAGACAAAAGCAACAATCGCATATTTTGCGAATATTTAGCCACTTTCATTAAGAGAACCGCGGTTTTTTTACGCTCTTTATTATCATCGGATATACGTATATTATGGACTTCGTCAATGATAATCAGACGGTTATCAAACAGTTCTCGTATATGTTTTATTAACAGTTTTTTACGCTGTTGTTTGGTTAACGATTCTATATCCGCGCTTTTCTTGATGGCATTAAATATATAATTGGTTAGCTGTATATATCCCATAAATAAATAGGAATTGTTAATAATACGTTTTATAGCGGAAACCACCCGTTCTCGCGATAACCCTTTGAGATTGGTAGGGTTGATTTCTGTTATAAGGGAATTGCCAACACACGAATTAATATTCCAAAATCCTTCGTCGGTATCGCGACCTTGAATATATTCTAGTTTGGTTTCGTCGAACAATTGGAGTCTGAAATTGGCTTGCACATTGGGAGATGCTATAACCAAAATACGCTTTGTTATATTTAGCTGTTTCATATAGGAACGCATTTCTTCTGCTATACCAATCGAACTGCATGTTTTACCGGAACCTAACCCGTGATAGAGCAATAAACTATTGTAGGGGGTTTGCATAGATAAAAAGTTTTTTACGAATATTTGGTGGGGCATCAATTCAAAACTACTATTGCATAATATTTCGGCATGTTTTTCGATAGGATGCACTTGCCCGTCATATTGCGTGTCATAAAACTCCTTGTGTTTTGACAATTTCACTATAAAGTTGGGGTCATTCAAATGTGGATATAGGAAATCGTATTCGGTATCCATCGATGACGCGTTTTGGATATACTCATCGTATTCCTTTTTTAGCAATATTGCATTTTCTTTGTTTTCTTCGATAGTTTCATTTGGTTCAATAGGTGCTTTTTTTTTCGCCATATCTGCAATATCCTTCATGGGGTGTGGTTCTCTATGGGGTGGTATGTTTATATCCATCTCTATGTTTTTTTGAAACTTGACGGTTTTTTTTCGCTCGCGTTTCGGTTTTTCGGGAATATTCGGTTGTTTTACACTGCGTGCTGGATTTCCGATGCGGGGTTTTTTTATTTTAATAGTGGGTCCGGGCTTTGTCTCAGGCTTTGTCTCGGGCTTTGTCTCAGGTTTTGTCTCAGGTTTTGTCTCGGGCTTTGTCTCGGGCTTCGGAATTGGAGGTTTATCTGTAGATGGCTCATAACGTAGTATATTATCTGTTGACAATAAATCATTTGCTAATGGTATTGCGGTTCCGACCTCTGGTAATATAGTATTCGCTTGGAAGTTTAATGATAGTATTGGACCTGGTATAATAGGCAATGATTTTTTTTTCAATGTTCTCTTTTTAATGATAGGACCCGGCGCCAGTTCCATTGTATATACTATTACTATATAGTATATACACATTATCCTACCGATATATGCGCCTACCGATATATGCGCCTACCGATATATGCGTATTTTTTCATCCTACGAAACTCTTCGTCGTTTCTCTGGAGAAAAAATCATTCCGAATCTCGGACCGTTCAAGTATGTATGAGACATATATGCGTTTCCGAATACAATACAATGCAATAACTCATGACGAATAGATTGCGTGTTTGGTTAAACACTCATGTATTTTAGAAATCATGGATATTTTTTCTAAATTGTATGGCCGTATACATGCTATACAGTTATCTATTGTTTTCCATCCTATATCACTTACTTCGGAATGTTCAAATGTATGTTTTTGCAGACTATCTGCATATTCTATTTTCATTAAGTAATATTTATGTTTATATGATTTATAATTCGACCCGGAAAAGGTTTCTTCATATGGCAATATATTGTGAATATTTTGTAAAACCGACTTATTATAACCAGTTTCTTCCGAAAACTCACGTATGGCGCAATCATAGTCTTTTTCTTGACGATTACGTCTACCTTTAGGAAATCCCCATTCCGGTTCGGTCCATGATGGGTAGTTATTGCTTTCATCCAATAATGCATCCAATGTGTAATAGGTCGATTGTATAATAACTCCGGCTTTTAATGAATTATATTTCTCCATGGAGCTAAGTTCTTCGGATTTATATTGGTGGAATGATGACGATATACCCCACAAGTTTTTCCATAGTTCTAAAAAATTACCATTTCTCAAAGAGGTCTTTTCACTAACCGTCATTTGTTTAAACATATTCATAATATAGTTCTTATTATGAAGCGTATATTTTCCCCGTAAAAAATCAATATATCCTAAAGTATCCTTTCTACGTATCATTAAATATTCGTATTGTCTATGGTCCGGAACATCCGTCTTTGTCAACAATTCATCACCGACACCGGATGTATCGCTCCGATGTTCTCCTCGCATCGGCGTTCGCCTAAATGCAACTACTCCAAAACTCGTTATAGGTAATTTGCATTGATAAAATTGATGGCCATTTTTACCACAATTATTACAAATTATATCGCAATTATACATATTATTATTCGACCAACCTGTGGTATTATAATCGTTTGGTTCTATATAGTTTTATAGATACGATGTTTTATGATTCTAAGATATGGGGTCCACAATATTGGTTTGTATTGCATACTATAACACATTCCTATCCAGATATACCCAATGCTATGACAAAACGTAAATACTATGACTTTATACAAAACCTCCCATTGTTTATCCCCAATTCTGAAATGGGAGATAGATTTAGTCAAATATTAGATAAATATCCAGTATCGCCTTATTTAGATAATCGCGCATCCTTTATAAAATGGGGCTATTTCATACATAATAAAATAAATGTTATGCTCGGAAAAGAAGAGATTACATTTGAAGAAGCCGAGGATGCATATGCGTCCAATTATACTCCCAAAACTATATATTTAGCTGAAAAACTAAATATAAAAAAGCATTATCTATACCTTGTATTAATTGCAATATGTGTTATAATTATATACATATTCAGAGTTCAAACATAAATACACTACGACGACTACATCATAAATTATTATATATCATCACATGATAATCACACTGTATTCGGCTTCGTAAATACATGATTTATTATCGTATGAGAATATATAATGAGATTTGAAATAGTGTTATTCGGAATTGCCGCATTTTTAATGGCAAATATATACAGCGATGGCGTATATTTGAAAAGAGTATTATCATGGAAAAAATATTATCAAATGGCAGGTATTGCGTTTGGCGCGTTTATGTTATACTGGCTCTTTCGTAAAAATCCACTACACGCGCGCCAAATCATTTCCGCTTCAAACGACTATTTAAAATATTTACCAGTAGATAAAAATGCTTCCATGATGATATCTCCTATATTAGATTTTACCTCAAAAAATAGTTTTTCCGACACTTCTGATATTGGCTATCCAATAACGGCTATGCCACAAATACGCCCCCACTTATCACAATATGAGCGTATTCGCCAATCTGGTTCCAAAGGGACAAAACGTTCCGTCAGTGAAACGAAAAAAAAGTTCGTAGCAGCTAGTCAAAATTGGCATTGCGGGTCATGTGGTCGTCAATTGCCAGCATGGTTTGAAGTCGACCATAAAACGCGATTGGAATATGGGGGAAGTAATCATGTAGACAATCTTATAGCATTATGTAGAGATTGTCATGGTAAAAAAACAGCCATGGAAAATCTGTAATTAATCCTTTCCTGACCGCATTGTAAAGTTTATATGTAGGAAACTAACAATTTTGTCAGTTTACCATCGTTTTGGTCCGGAAAGGGTTAAGGCGAATCATCCAATGTCGTTTTTGTATTCGATGAACAAACGTCGATGTTCTCGCTTTATCCTGCGATGATAACCCATCTCCGGATAAATCTCAAACACTTCCGGTCGTTCCGACCTCCGGTGTTCTCGCTATATCCTTCGATGATAAACCATCTCCGGATAAATCTCGAACACTTTCGGTCGTTCCGACCTCCGGTGTTCTCGCTATATCCTTCGATGATAACCCATCATCTCCGGATAAACCTCGATATCCTTCGATGATAACCCATCTCCGGATAAATCTCAAACACTTTCGGTCGTTCCGACCTCCGGTGTTCTCGCTATATATCTTACTATATAGTGAATTATCACAGCGCAATATCAATTTGTAAATAATACGGAATATTTTATGCACATTATATAAGATGGCTGACGAAAGAATAATTATTCCACCAGGTAGAATGATAGGGTTCGATAAAATAGTTGATTTTTTTACTGACGATACTTTCAATGGGGTTGCGTTTCCCAAAATAAAGTTTGCAAAAATATTTCGCTTACCTAAATTTAAGGGACCGACTACAACTAGACCTAGTCGATTTGACGACCCGAGTAAATCTATATTTGAATCTATTTTGGATGACTATAGTATTACTGCACTATTAAATAGTATCCAACTTATTCCATTGCTAAAATTTCTTAAGATAGATGTATTATTCAAATATTTTAATATTGTTATATTTATAAAAAGTCTTATTATTATTATACCACTATTATTGTTTTATTGGTGGTTCAAAAATGATGTGAAAATTGTATTTGAATATATAAAAAAGTTTTTATATTTAGACACATTTGAAAATAAAAAAACTCTATTGAAAGGATTCATATACAACATAGGCATTATTATATTACCGATTATATTGACGCTTGTTATATTTTATGCATCAACTGACCCACTTGCACTTCTAGAGAATACCAACAAATATGCAGTTGTTATATTTATTATATTTGTAGGGGTTTTTATTGGGTTTTCATCTTTATTAAAAACGGAATCCTTTACTGGTTATATTCCAATAATTGTTATTTGTTTAGTATTATTAAGCACAGTTGTAATTAAATACGTATCATCATATATAACCCCGAAAGTCATATCAATTACGAGCAATGTATTAAAACTGATTATCTTTTTAATGATAATAATAGGTTTAGCAATCGGATATAAGTTTTACAGTTCACGTTTAAAAGCTCTTACTGGATGGAAAGGATTTTTCATTAATTTTTTATTTTATATTCCTTGTTTAGTAAGTGATGGATTAGAATACCTACTCCAGCAATATAATATAACCCCGAATATCGTATTTGTTTTACTTATCATTGAATTATTACTAGCATTAGTATATTTCTATATTCCGAAAATGATTAAAGAGTCTATGGCTAAAACCGATATTTTATTGTTAAATAATCCCGTATTTTTAAATACAGAAACGATTGTTGGAAAACCAGAGATGTTTTTATTTAAACCGATTGATGATTATGATATTCAAAATATAAGCATATCGAACGTAGATATATTTCGACGAAATTATTGCATAAACATGTGGGTATTTTTAAATGCACATTCTTCATCAAATACTGCCTACAAATATGAAACCAATATATTCGATTATAATATGCATCCACGTATAACATATAAAAATGAAACAGACAATACCCGGTCAAATGATAAAGGTATATACACATTTTATTTTTCGGATGTCGTATCGAACTCGAATACAACAGCGGATGACTCCAAATATGAATTGAGTTTACCGAATCAAAAATGGAATCTTATAACATTAAATTATTTCGATACAAAGGCGGATTTATATATCAACGGTAATTTAGAAAGAACAATTCTATTTTCTAATAATATCCCAACATATCAAATGACCGATTTAGTAAAAATCGGAAAGGATGACGGTTTAAATGGAGCTATATGTAATGTTTCTTATAATAAAAAACCATTATCGTCTACTGAAATATCTACATTATATAATATTAATTATATGAATAATCCACCAATAAGTTTTAATGAATAAATCTGAATAAATATTTCTATTCACTATATATAAAATGGGCGTTGCTATCATACTTTTAATACTCATAATGTTAATTATTCTAATTTACGTCATTTATTATATGTTGTCTTCTGCGCAAACATTGTCTGATTTAAATACACAACAACCGGCAATTGTATTCGACAAAATCGTAAATCCAAACTCGATTCGATATACATATAGCATGTGGCTCTATGTTAATGTTTGGCCAGGCGAAAAAACCACAATATTTAGTGCAGAGACAAAAGATGGTGTTATAAAATATACTAAACTATATTTATCGGCTGGTAAACCCGAGTTGAAGTGTGATATATATGTTACTGGCACTGAAATTGGCACTTCAGGGACACTTGGGCAGTCAGTTTCCAAAGAAGTATCAATCACAACCAATTTCCCTATGCAAAGATGGGTATATATAGTTATTTCAATGGACGGAACGGTTATTGATTGTTATTTAGACGGAAAACTGGTTCGGTCTATGGATTTAGGCACAGCAACTGATGTTGCTAGTGTAAGTAAAGGGACCAATGAATATACTATCACATTTGGAAAGTTTAATGCACTTATGACATCATTTAAGCGCATAGACGGAGCAACCGACCCTCAAACTGCATGGAATCAATATTTAGCCGGAAATGGACACGAGTCAACAGTATCCTCATCCTATGGGTTTAAGTTTTCAGTTAATAGAGATAAAGATATTATTGCTTCCTATCAATATTAGTTTCGTCCTTTATCCTTCGATGATAAACCTCGAACATCTATAGATAGCGAGAACACGGGAGGTCGGAACGACCGGAAGTGTTCGAGATTTATCCGGAGATGGTTTATCATCGAAGGATAAAGTCGAACACAGCCATTGTTCCGAGCTCCGGAATTGCCATTATTCATCCTATGAAACGCATTCATCGTTTCTCAGGAGAAGGTCCTGAAATGGATAAATAACTATTTATAATAAAATAATTTAGTCTAGTAATATATAACAATTTATAAATATGAGTGAAAATCAACCTTCATTATTAGGAAATACTACAAATGCTTTAGGTAATATATATTCATCCGCTTCGGATGGGTTAAATAGTTTAAAAAATACTGCTGCTGATGGGTTAAATACCATAAAAACCACAGCTTCAAGTATGACAGATTATTCATCTTCTAAAAGTTTAGGAGAAGCGAGCAGTGAGTTTATGCAATCAAATACTATAATTGCAAAGTTGGCATTCTTATTTTTTGTCATCATAATATTTAATATACTATTACGTTTAGGAATGTTTTTATTGTCTTATTTGTCGGTCGATAATGAAAATCCGTATTTAATAGAAGGATTAATATCGTGTAGTACTGCGATTCTTATACCTCAAAATCCGAAAAACAAAAATGCGGTGTCTTTATTACGGTCCAACAATCAAGCATCAGGGTTGGAGTTTACCTGGTCAGTATGGTTATATATTAATGATTTAGGCACGGTTACAAGTACCAATTCAACATATTCGCACATATTTCATAAAGGTTCTAGAGATTATGTAAATAATGTATCCAAAATTACAAACGGCCCGGGGGTATATTTAAGTAATAATACAAATCCAACCATTCGTATAATTATGGATACGATTGACCCGTCTGCACCAGTCGATAAAACAGTAGATAATATTCCTCTTCGAAAATGGTTTAATTTAATTATACGTATGCAAAATACGAGTATGGATATATATATTAACGGGGTAGTCACCGCACATAGTATATTAGAAACTATACCAAAACAAAATTATTATGACGTTTATGTATGTGATAAAGGGGGATTTAATGGCAACTTATCAAATCTGCGATATTTTTCTAGTGCATTGAATATATTTGATATTAATGGCATTGTTAAAAAAGGACCCAATTTAAAACCAAGCACTTCGCCAGCAGTTACTCAAACAATTGGGGCTGTTCCACCAAATTACTCCTATTCATATTTATCAACTAATTGGTATACATCTAGATAGCGAGAACGCAGGAGGTCGGAACGACCGAAAGTGTTCGAGATTTATCCGTAGATGATTTATCATCGAAGGATAAAGATAGATATACTATTATAATTATTGAGATACCGATAATCGTGTATAAAATAATCAAGTAGTATATAATATGTCAATAAATATTGTAATAAATATCGATAGAGGACTCACGTTTACAACAAATAGTAATGGCGTATCCATTAGTTTTAAAAAAACCGGAAATACGGGGAATACATATAACTATACTTCAATAAACAATCAAACGTCTATCCCTGGTAGTATATTTCTTAATGATATCAATTTACTTTCAATATCTCTTATAAATGTAGGTAGTAGCAATTTTAAAACGATTGGCGATAGTGCATTCAAAGGGTGTATTTCTCTGATTAAAGTTATAATACCAAATACCGTCAATTATATTGGTAAATCGGCATTTGAAGGGTGTTCAAACCTAACGGATATTACATTAAATACAACAATAATACCGAATATTGAGATAAATACATTTAAAGATTGTATTGCATTGAGGGGGGTAGTTCTCCCTAGTTCAGTATATTATATAAAGGCGTCGGCTTTCCAAAATTGCATTTCTTTGCAAACAATGACTATACCAATTAAGGTGAACAATTTAGGGGAAAATGTATTTGCAAATTGCACATCATTAACTGTTATGATTATACCATCAATTATATTGTCTATACCGAATAATTTATTTTATGGGTGTGTAAACTTACAGAGTGTAATCATATTAGGCCGGATAGTTTCTATTGGAAACTCGGCATTTCAAGGATGTATTGCATTAGGGACAAACTCTCTGGCATACATATCATTACCATCTAGTTTATTATCTATAGGAAACTACGCATTTGAAGGATGTTCTGCATTAACTTCGCTAACATTACCAAATAGTATAACCTCTATAGGAACAAATATATTTCAAAATTGTGTAAAACTAGCTACATTTTCATTTCAATCTCCGTCAAAACTTACGTTTATTAGCGAATATGCATATAACAATTGTAGTTCCCTAGGAACGTTAACCATACCGTCAAGTATTACATCTATTCAAAAATATGCATTTTCCAATTCAGGACTAAGACTTATATCTATACCGGGAACGGTTAAGACCATCCATAGTTATACTTTTTTTCAATGTCTTAATCTACAAACTATCACTTTAAATACCGGTATTACTTTTATATATGACAATGCATTTAACGAATGCACAAAGTTATCGAGTGTAATTTTACCAAATAGCGTATCTACTTGCGGAATAAATACATTCGCCTACTGTAGTAAATTGACATCATTAACCCTCTCGATGGGATTGGTCGATATTAGCAATAATTTTGCCCAAGGATGTAGTATGTTGGCTACAGTATCAATACCGACGGGTATATTAACAATAGGGGATAGTGCATTTCAAGGCTGTATTTCATTAGCAACCATAAAATTACCAAAAAGTATAAAAACAATTAAAAGTAGTGCATTTCAAGACTGCAGTAAATTGTCATCTATAACTCTTCCTGATTATGTTTCTACGTTAGGAGGTGATGTATTCAAAGGATGTTCTAAATTGACAATTATAACAATACCTTATAGTATTACAACATTTGGCAATGCCAATATATTCGATGATTGTGCACTATTAACAACTGCCCGGATATCGCTTCAAGGGAGTATCGATAAAATTGATATAACAACTCTACCTGTATATATATATTTACTCAATGTAAATTAGTAGTCTAGATTCTTGACACAAATGTTCAATCGCGCGTTAAATTATTCTCCGGATAATATATTTATTTTGTATATTATATTATATAAAAATATTCATATAATATAACACTTCGATTATGGTATTCTCCTCAATAGTTGGTGAAAGTTATATTGATGTTATAGTAAAAATTAATTATGGCTCTTTCAGAATTTTTGGTTCAACCAGGTTTGACCTAAATGAAACAGCACCTCCACTTTATACATATCGAGCCACAAGTGAAATACAGTCAATTGATAACACTATGTTCTCGTTGAATACAAATATAGTCTCTGTTATTATTCCGATAAGTATAACAAGTATAGGAGATGGAGCCTTTAATGGATGCACCGCTTTAACCTCTATTGTAATACCAAATACTATATTAACAATTGGAAATAGTGCATTTAAGAGGTGCACATCTTTAAGCTCTGTAAGTATAGATGTATCGAATAGTTTAACGCGTATTGGCGATAATTGTTTTCAAGAGTGCAACTCTTTAGTCAACATAGTTTTAGGCAATAATATAACAAATATTGGCACATATGCATTTCAAGGATGTGCATCATTGTCATCAATAATATTACCGATTAATGTTAATTCAATACTTGATTATACGTTTCAAGGATGTTCATTATTGTCAGACTTACCCAATTTAGCAAATATACAAACTATTGGCAAAAATGCATTTCAAGATTGTGTAAAACTAACAAATATAGCTATACCAGCGGTTGTTGCTACAATAGACGAAAGCGCTTTTAAAAATTGCCAAGGAGCGCGTTTTGTGTCAATAGATAGTAGTAGTAATATAATCTCTATAGGAAAAAGTGTATTTCAAGATTGTATTGCATTACTATCTGTTAGTATTTCTCAAGGTATAGAATCTATCGGCGATTATGCATTTATGAACTGCAAAGCATTAAATGCGATTCCCACATTAACCAATATAACAAGTATTGGAGTTTCTGCATTTAATGGATGTAGTCTAATACGAAGTGTAACTATACCGAACATTATAACCGAAATAAAAGAAAGTGTATTTCAAGATTGTATTAAATTGACGAGTGTATATATTTCATCCAATTGCAAAATAATTGGCAAAAATGCATTCAAAGGTTGTTCTAGCCTCTTAACAATACCCAATTTAAGTTATGCTACAAGTATTGGTGAAGGGGCTTTTCAAAATTGTTCTAGCCTAGCAACAATAATCGATATACCAAAAATAACTCAAGTAAATGCCGGAACATTTCAAGGATGTAGTAGTTTACTGACATTTCCGAATATACCAGCTGCGGTATACCTAGGAAATAGTGCATTTCAAGGCTGTAGTAGTATATCTTCCATTGAAATACCAGATAGTGTTAAAACAATAGGTGATTATGTATTTCGTGATTGTAGTGGATTATCATTTATTTATATACCAAATAATGGTATTACTGTTATCGGAACAGGGATGTTTCAAGGATGTAGTCAATTAAAAACGATATCGATTCCTACAAGCATACTTAGTATTGGAGATAGCGCATTTCAAGATTGTTCTGGATTGACTTCTATAGTAGTGCCAACATGCGCAACTAGTATAGGAAATAGTGCATTTCAAGGGTGTATTAATATGACATATATATCTATTCCTGGGAGTGTTATTACTATAGGAAATAGTGCATTTAAAAACTGCAGTTCATTGCCAGATTTAAATATTCCAGTGAGAGTAAATATTATTTCTAACAATTTATGTTTAGGATGCAGTAATTTAACTACAATATTAGTGTCAACTACTATTAGTAGAATAGGCGATAGTGCATTTCAAGATTGTATTAAATTGGTATCAATGATATTTCCGAACCCATTGGAGTATTTGGGAAACAATGCATTTTTAAATTGTGCAGCATTATCCAAGATAACACTCCCGAGAGATATAACACCTATAGGGTTGGGCATATTTGATAATTGTCCAAACTTTATCACTATGGTAATACAATTACCAAACAATGATATAGAACTAGAAAATACAGGTATTTATAAATACACAAAACAAAATTATCCAAAAGTTTCTATAACTAGTTCGCAATCTAGTTTTAATAGTACTTCATATAAAGAAATAACTTTGGTATATCCTAAAATTACTATACAAGATACTGCAATAGTAAAAACAGAACTTTGTAAAATATTTGAAATAATTAGACGTGGACGTAATATGGTGTCAAATCCACCGGTTCGGTTTGAATTAACCAATCCATATACGGACTATACGAAAACACAATTGGATATGCGACGAAAAGCCGAAATATTACAATACAAGGCGACGAATCAAAATACGAAACAAAATGGAATGTCTAAAAAGCAACAATTTTCTCAATTGGTTAATAATCCAAGAATATCATCCGCCAATTCTCAACAAACCAGACGCGTATGCGATACAGAACTAATACCAATACCGACGACGTCTAGTGATATTCCTGGTGCGGTTGAAAATATTTATAGAGACGAGAAAGTTCCTCTATATAATTTTAATAATATACGTAATTACAATTTATTAAAATCCACGTCGGAAAACGAATGGGATATATTTTATTATACCGATTTAAATAGTTCACTCACCGATGAGAATACGATTGCTTCTATTTTTATTAGAGCTCCACAAAGTGAAACTTCTGCATTCTCAATGAAAATACCATTTATGATAACGGTATCTGGCATAAATAATATAAATACTGAGTATGATATTGATTTTTCTAGAAATACAGTGTCGATAGTTATTACAAAAATAGTATTACAAATATATTATAATACATCGGTTTACCAAACGAATACCATAGAGAACCCAACCAATTCACCAAGCAACAGCAAAATAACCAAAATGTCTTTAGACACTACATCCTCCGGAGATAATCCATTTTCAGCAACTATTTTTATAGGCAATTTAAATATATCGGATATAACATTACCAACTAGCTCAACAAATATTTATGATATTAAAATAGTATCAACTATAGAATTAGATACGGGAAGTAATGATTATGACGAATCTGCCTATTTTACAAATATAACGTATTCTGCAATAATCAATCCGTCAAAGTCCCAGAATAATATATTTAATTGTGTTGCATATTCATCTACTTCTGAAGGTCCAATTTCATCTATTAATGGTGAAGGGAAAGGGTAAGGGGGGTAAATAACTCCTGGTTGTCCGTAATTATACATAAAGATTTATACATCATCATATTATCCTGCGATGATAAACCATCTCCAGATAATAGTCGTACTTCTCCGATCGTTCCGACCTCCCGCGTTCTCGCTACCTCCAGATAATAGGATGAAAAAGAGAACGTAAATGTGGTGTCATCCATTATCCCCTTCCGGACCGCATTATAATTTTTATGTGTAGTTTCCCATCGGGTTGGTCCGTAAAGGGTTATAGATTCCGTTTCAAATCATAATCACTTTACTGGTTGTGTCATCGCCGGATTTAAGCACATTTTTTGACTAGGATATACTTGCCCCGACATGCATTTATCGTATTCATTTACGTCAATACATCCTCTACGGCCTTTATATTCACCAACTAAACACCATGAACTTTTCGATTGTGCTATAGAGTTTTGTATTGGATTTTCGCTAGTATCTGGCGACGGAATGTTATTTTGTTGTGGTAGTTTAGATGTATTGATAGAATGGTCTAAATTGACTGGGGGGAGAGGATTTTCCGGAACACCTTTCGCCGCTGTCTGGACTGGCATATCTCCCGGTATATTCGCAGTGTTTTGTCCTGACAATATAGTTCCTACCGAATGAAGTGTTCCTTCCGTTATATCGACCCCCGTTCTAGCTACATTTCCGGCGACATTTGCAGTTAAATGAATCGTTGACCCTGCGACAAATCCAAAAAATCCAAGAATACGGATGAATAAATTGTAGATAATAACAAATATGTTTCTGAGAATATTATCGACCTTGTCATTTAGTAATACTAATAAAATTATAATGAATAGAATAATAATAATCGTTTTATTGCTAAATCCAGCAGTGTTGCATTCGGTTAATAATTCAGATGAAGCCATGGGGGCGGTCGTTGGTATATTTGTAGATGATGTATTAAAACTAGGACTAGGCGATGAGTCAACCGTATTCATATTTTCTATAACATATAGCTATAGAAAAAATAACAATTTATTCATATATAATAATATAATACGTTTATATAAATACTATTATTTATTATAGTATTATAAAAAACAATGGGATTATTCAGCTTTATAGAAATATTTTTTTTTATTAGTTTAGGAATAACAATAATACTAATAGCCATGCTTGTATATCATTTTAAGCAACGGGTTTCCAGTTTAGAACAAAAATACGAATCACTATTTGATATTGTTTCAAATGTCGTAAAACAATTACGCAATATACAGTCGATGTCATTACCGAATAACTCCAAGACACCAATGAATCTTTCGCACCCAGGCGTTTTTTCAAAATCGGACCCTTATATATATTTAGGAAATGATTCGCCGGTTTCGGGTTCGAATATATTTCACAACTGGGTAGACCCGTATAACGTGCCAATTACGGAAAGAGAATCAAATATAGCGAGAACACCGGAGATCGGAACGAGCACAGCACGAGGGTTATCGGGAGAACCGTCGGGAGACCCAAGAGATTCCTCTAGATTTATTATAGACTATAATACGCAATTTATACGAGAAATGCCGAATATGCGCGATAATGTCATTTTAGAGGATGAAACAGAATCCGACGATGAATCCGAGTCTGATTCAGAATCGGATGATGAAAGTGTATCCGATTCCGATACATCATATATCAATACGAGGCGTGGGATGAACGTAGACGAACCGGATATTCATATGAATAAACGATTTATTGGAGACGATGTATTATTACAAGAAAATAAGATAGTGGTATCCGATGATGACAATACTCAAGATATATACATACAAGAGAATATGGAGGATATTGAACCCGCGTTTCAAGATAATTATGATGTGAAAATTATAACATTACCCAATATTATGGATGTCTCTTTATTATCCGGCGATGGATTATCATCCCATGATGAAGAAGTACATGAGTTTGAGCCAAGTGTAATAGATGATGTATCATCCAAAAGTAATTTATTATCACAAGATAATAAAGTCAATGAACTATATAAAAAAATGACATTACCCAATTTAAAAGCAACTGTTATTACGAAGGGTCTTTGTAGCGACCCCAGTAAAATGAAAAAGTCCGATTTATTAAAATTATTGGAGGGAGAATAGCGAGAACACATGAGGTCGGAACGACCGAACGTGTTCGAGATTTATCCGGAGAGGGGTTATCATGAAAGGATATAGCGAGAACGCGGGAGGTCGGAACGACCGAAAGTGTTCGAGATTTATCCGGAGAGGGGTTATCATGAAAGGATATAGCGAGAACACATGAGGTCGGAACGACCGAACGTGTTCGAGATTTATCATGAAAGGATATAGCGAGAACACATGAGGTCGGAACGACCGAACGTGTTCGAGATTTATCCGGAGAGGGGTTATCATGAAAGGATATAGCGAGAACACATGAGGTCGGAACGACCGAAAGTGTTCGAGATTTATCCGTAGATGATTTATCATCGAAGGATAAAGTTTCTACAATGAATAAATAGAAAACAAATAGAATACAAATAATATATGGAAGAAATATATATTATTCGATATGTTTAGCAAAGGCGTTGAATTGACAAATGCTTATCCAGAAACATCCAATAATCCGAAATCAATACATGGATACCAAACTCACAATTTATATAAAGATTTCCCTCCTATGATGAATGATGGACGTGTATTAGTTGCGTCTTGGCAACCCGAATCCATTACAAATCGCAATTTCGTAGACATGATTGGTATGATTGGAATAACTAGTAATTGGAAATATAGGGTGTTTTTAACGCATGCTGCCGACAGTATACGTGAGCAAAATTATGCAGAAACGATGAATGATATTGGATATGTAGACCGGTATTCAAATGCGCCTAGTTTTCCATATACAACTCCATATACGTATACATCATATAGTGATAATGGCAACCCTCCTGGGTATACACAAAGCGATCTAAAAGATGTATATTTCTCTAGAGAAGAATTGGACGCCCGTAAATTGTCTCCGGCTATTACGCAATATGAATTGATATCTCGCAGTAAAAATGTGGAAAATAGTCGGTAATTTACTACAAGTTCTCGTATATATTTATTTGCAAACCCTAATAAACATATATTTATATTACTCTGTATAGTAGCTATATGATATTTGAAAGAACGATTTTATTTGAACCCGTTAGTTTAAAACGACATAGACATCGATTAAAGGGTGGAACCTATGACCCGTCGAAAAAAGAGAAAGACGACTTTGTAAAAGCCATCGAGAACTTCCCCACCGAAAAAATGACGAAACCAATCCGATGCATTTTGCATTTTTACTGCAGCCGCCCAAAAAACCATTATAGAAGTGGTAAATTATCGCATATATTAAAAAACACCTCGCCAAAATATAATACGAACAACAAAGATTTAGACAACATGGTTAAGTTTGTATTGGACGCTTTGAATGATAAATTGTATACGGACGATTCTCTAATAATTGAACTCAATTGTAGTAAACAATATTCAGAAAAGGAAGGATATATTTATATAAAATGTGCAGAGGTGGATGATATATAAAGTGGTTGAAAAGTAAAGATATAAACTGTGGAAATATAATTAGTTATGCGGAGAACTTAAAAATAAATAGTGTAAGATTATCATAAATAAGAATGGAAGAAATCAATCTAGGATTAAATGATTTAGAACCTATATCCCTCAATTTTAACGACGGTCCATATTTGGGTGAAAAACCTTCGGTCAATTTTGGAACTGGTATAGAATTGTTAATGAATGATAAAAAACGGTCCAACTCTTCTGGTAATATAAATATCGATTTAGGCGAATTGGATAAATTGGAAAGTGAATTGAATGAGTTGTCGGGAACTTCGAATAAATCGTCATCGGCGTCATCATCTGGTGGAATGTTTAATGACAATAAAATACTGAGTGGTTTAGGAAATATGTTTGGTTTTGGTAAATCTACCGAACCCGCGTCTTTAGGAGAACAAAATACGGCAAATACGCCCAATACATCCAATTTAGGGTCTGCGACGGCAGAAACGGTGGGTAATACCAGCACGTGGGATGGGTTCTCGAAAATGAATGATATTCCAATGGAAACGCAATCATCCAATCGTATGTCGGATAGAGAAAAACGCCGTAAGAAGCGTCTCATGATTAAAAAGTTGGATGAATGGTATGAAAAGGGTATATTGAAAAACAGCACGCGATATACCATGGATTCTAGCTATGAAGAGGTGGAAGACGAATATGAAACCGCGATTGAAGACAAGCGCAAGAAAGACAGTGTGAAATTGATGGGTTGGTGGTTAATGACGGGAATCAATTCGATTGAGTATGCCAATAGTGCATTTGACCCATTCGGTATCAATTTAGACGGATGGGCCGAACAAGTCAGTGAAGATATAGATAGTTATGATGAATTGTTTTCCGAATTGCACGAAAAATACAAGGGTGGGAAAATGGCACCGGAGTTGTCTCTATTGCTTCGTCTCGGGTTCTCTGCAGCGGTTGTCAATTTCACCAATAAAGCGCTGTCTTCGGCGACTCCGGGGTTCAATGATGTTATTAAACAGAGTCCCGAATTGATGAAGATGTTTACCGATGCGACGGTTAGTAGTATGAGCCAGACTTCCCCGGGGTTTGCTATGGCGAGTAATATGATGAAAGACCAACAGATGAATAACCCGCGCGGAAATCCCCCACCTCCACCGGTGGAAACCAAAAACCAAGGCCCCATGCCGGGTCGTGGGATGCAATATTCGGAGCGTCCATCCAATCGACCGGATATATCGGCCAGTCGGGGTGCGTTATTTAGGGAAGAAGGGGTAGAGATGAATAATTATGCCCCGGCGAATATGCAACCTCCTCAACAAAGACCGGAAATGCGCGGGCCACAAACGAGTGATATAGAACATATTTTAGCCGGATTGAAAACCCGGACGGTGGATATTCATGCACAACCACCGGCGCAACCGGCTGCATCGATGTCGGCGGAAAACGACAGTATGATTAGTATTAGTTCATTGAAGGAGACGCAGAATGTTTCTATGCCAAAACGGACACAACGGAAACAGCGTTCGGATAAGAATATTGTGTCTTTGGATATTTAGATTTTTTTATGGGGGTAATGTATATAGTATATACAAATATAGAATGGCGACCTTAGAACAAAAAGACTACATAGAATCAACCAAAATACTAAAAGACCCATTAGAACAATTATTTATTGTAACTGTCAAACCTCATAGCACGTTTACACCTTTTTACATTTCAAACGCCTATAAAACTACTTTAAATATTACTTAAAAATATCTTATTTTACATAATATATTATAAAATGTATTCTTTTTATGAAACTAAATTAGACTATAATTCAACAGAAAGAATGTTAATATTTCACTCTGATTACATTTTATCAAACCCATATATAATTGAGTTTATCTATGGGAGTGCTTTATATTATTCAAATATAAGAATTATATCACTCATTAATTTGTTTGTTAGAGAACATAATGTAAAAATTAGTAGATACAATATTTTAGAACATATGTATCAATCAAGACTTCAAAAAATTAAAAAAGACAGTTATCTTTGGCGTATAAATGAATTAAATTATCCAAAATTGGAAGACAATAAAAAAAAAGAATTAGAATACATACATAATTATTGGAAATCATTTGAA